TAAAAGTCAAAAGAAGCCACACGTGATGGTGGGGCTGACTTATTCTTTAATACTCTAGCCTTAATTATTTGACCAACGCGGCGCTTATCTTCACCAGACCCGGCCTCAATCCACTCGTCTCTACGGACGTCTACACGGGTAAAGTAACTGTAGTTCTTTCCTTTACCACCAGGGGTAGTGCGGGGGTCGCCGTACATAACGCCAACCTTATCTCGCCATTGATTAATAATAATTCCAATAAAAGGTCGTTCAAACTCTGTAAGGCTGCGCTTAGACGCTAAACCTACTTTACGAAAGAATTTATTAGTAAGAAGGGCGCCACGGCCTACAGTGTGCTCGTCCATCTCTTTATCGTCTTCTGCGCTAGGCACTAACGCAGGAAGTGAGTCAACAACAATGCAGTCAATTGCTTTGCTTTCTGCAACTTTAATTACTGCTTCGTACGCCTCTTCCATAAGGTTTGTAGATACTACGTATACACGTGACGTATCAACCCCACACATCTCTGCATACTTTGGAACCCATTGCTCTGCTGCAACCCACACAGTCGTAAACTCTGGATTAAGCTTTTGGTTTGCCGCAATTGTCTTTAACGCAATAGCTGTCTTACCTTGACTCTCCTCACCAATGACCTCGTGCCATTGATTAATAGGCCAACCGCCTCCTAAAGCTACGTCTAAAGAAATAGAGCCTGTAGTTAGGTAGCCCATAACATCGTCTCTAATATCAGAGCCCAACACGATAGTGTCTGCGCCCATCTTCTTATTAATTGCACTAAATACTTTTGCTAACTCGCCGTTAATTTTCATTAAATGTGTCCAATGATTGTCTGTGGGTTAAATCCGCCTGTTGCTACTTGCTTTGAAGCCTGTGCAGGACCTGAAGCCTGTCCGCCTGTTATACCTTTGCCCATACCTGAGCCGCTTTGTTGAAGCGGGTACCCGCAGTCGTAACAACGCTTACGCGCCTCTGGAGTTGCTCCGCCGTAGTTACCGCTACCACATCCAGGGCAACGGTCACCTCTAGGTACTGCTGGAGTAGCAGAAGGATAAGAAGGTTGACCAACGTCAGGTGTTGACTCTTGAGCACGGGGAACATATGTAGGCTGTGGACCAGCCTGAGGCTGTTGTTGTAGTGGCGGTTGAACGCCTAGTTTTTTAGCAAACCAATCTGCATTACTCATAGTCTATATCCATATCTATTCTCCCTGAGCTTAGCGCACCAGAGTCTAATACGCCAATGTTGATACCAATAGACAACGCGCCTATTAAAGTAGACATACTAACTGCTTTATAAATAATCTTAGTAGATTCTCTTTCTTCATCTGTAAGGTTATCACCTTCACCCCTTGACTGATGCAGCGCTGCCATAGTAGCCGCACTAATGTCTGACACAGCATCTATATAAGGCATAAGCTCCATAATTCTACCGATGCGTAGGTCGCTATCTTCTTGCTCCTTTATATTGCCTTCTTCACTTACTTTGTTTAATCCAACAAATTCAGCAAGTTTATTAGCGTCGTCTAATCCAGTGTCGTATAAGTACCACCGAAGAATCGTAGACATAGGAATTTCATTAGAAATGATTTCGTACTCTGCAGGCTTCCTGCGTCTAAACCACGCCATCTTTATTCCTTGTCTTCTGGCTTTAAGTTAAGACGATATTCAAAGTAGTTGTTAGTGCGTCGTCTATCAACAATGTACCCACCAAACCGTTGTTTGCGAAAGCTTCGTATATGAGCAGAAACAGACGCCTCTGGGGTGTCTGTAGCTTCTGATAAACCACGAAGAGTGTGCCACCCCTCGTCGCTCATAATCTCAAATATCTTGTTCATCTGAGTATGCAAGCGAACACCGTCCAACTGCTCGTCGTACGTTACTCCGTCAAATGTCATTTTGCGTCTCCCCACTTGTCAACTATTGTAATGTCAGCTACCAAAGGTATTGGCAACAGTTTAATACCCTCCATAGCCTCGCGGATGGCCTTTACGGTCTCATCTACAAGAGCGTCTGGAGTTAAAGTTACTAACTCATCGTGAACTGTAAGTATTAACTTAGCACCTTCTGGAATCATTTGGTGAGCGCGAACCATGGCAAGTTTAATAATATCTGCAGCAGTGCCTTGAATACGGGTGTTAAAAGCCTGACGCTCTGCGCTAGACCTAAACCCAATCTGTTTAGAATTAAGGTCTGGCAAGTATCGTCTGCGCCCCATAATAGTTGTTATGTAGCCTTTGTTCCTGGACAGTCCAATAACCTTAGCGCGGTACTTTGATACAGAAGAAAACTTGTCAGAAAAGTCTGTAAGAAGCTTTTTAGCCTCAGTAACTGAACATCCAATAGACCTTGCAATCTTGTCTGGACCTACACCGTAAGCCATAGCAAGTACAAGAACTTTACCTGCTTTACGGTCTACTCCCATAGTGTTACCTACAGTTGTGTATATGTCACCGCCGTCTAAGTAGTTCTTCATCATAATAGGGTCCTCAGACATAGCAGCAATTACGCGTGGCTCAATCTGTGAATAGTCAGCAACCACTAACTTGTAGCCCTCTGTGGCTGTAAACAAGTTACGAATTGAACGTCCGTGCACAGTGTGAGGAGCTGGTACATTTTGAAGGTTAGGGTTGCGACTAGAGAACCGACCAGTTTCGGCACCCCATTGAACAAAGTCTCCGTAGATGCGACCGTTCACCAGCATAGAGTCACGCACTTCAACCTTTGATTTACCGCCAACGGTCTTTGTGACCTCTCCCCCTAGATAAGGAATTACATATGTACTTAAAAGTTTATTTAAATCTGCGTAAGTAAGAAGCGCGTTTACTAACTCATCTTTCTCGCGGTAAGGCTCAAGAGCCTCAGCCGATACAGAATAGTCTTTGTAATCAAGCTCAGCTTCTTCTTTCTTAGAGCCTTTACCAGTTAGTAATTGGGGGCGTAAGCCTCTACAGCCTTCTGATCTTGGTCCGTACAATATGTATTGCTTTTCATTATTAGAATTAATATTAAAAGGCTGACCAGCAATACGATAGATATTAGATTTAACCTCTTCAATTTCAATGATTAGCTTGTCGTACAAAATCTGTAACTGCTTCATATCAATAGGCGCGCCTGTTAGTTTCATATCGCATAGAACACGAAGCACATCCATCTCCAGCTTCATAACGTTGTCCACATCAGCGGCCGTTAGCTTTGGAACAAGCGTCTTCCATAGTAAAAACGTGTACTTTGCGTCTAAATAAGAATACTTAGCAACGTCACTAAAAGAATAAAGCTCTACCTGATGACCTATGCCCTTCTCCATGCTGTAGCCAAGCTCTCTTTGCAAACAGTCGTCAAGCCCAAGTCTTCCTTTGTTTTTGTTATCGTAAAGGAAAGACGCCATTAAAGTGTCAAAATAAGGTCCAGTAGGGATACTACCTCCGTAATATTTAGCAACTGAACTGAGGTCAAACACTAGGTTGTGACCTATAGTTAATTTACTATCGTTAAACAATAGCGGCTTAAGGGCTTTAAATACCTCTGCTGGAAACAACTGCACTGGGGCACTATCAAAAACCTTGATGGCCTTCTTCTTATCACGCGAATAGTCTAACTCTCGTGAAGGCAGTCCAGCAGCAACTCGCTTCTCGCCTTGACCTGTCAAAGGAAACGATTCAGAAACGAACTCTCCGTGTGGATGGCCCATAGGAATTACATCGCCTCTGCCGTGCGTAGCAAAACTAATCCACAAGACCTCGTTTACAGCAGGAGTACCGCGGTTATCTCCAACGGTTTCTACGTCAAACGCAAATGAGTCTTGTGTAAGATAGTAATCAACCATCTCTTTTAGTTGCTCTTTTGTTGTAATAATATTCAAGTTATGTCCCTTATAGAGCCGAAAGGCTAAAGCCAGGGGATGTAGACCTTAGCCCTTCGGCAACCTAGTTGTTTAGATAAGTGAAGCAGCGACTGCTTCTAGTTCTTCCCATGTTGGTTCCTTAATGATGGAACGATCAAACGGCACCATCTCAGCAATTGCTTTTTCAATTGCTTCGTCATCTGTAATGCCCCAGTCCTCAGCGAGGTCACGTGGCTTAACAGGGTTAATGTGGTACACAGTTGACTGCATCTTTCCTGTACGACTAATCGCCCAGTAGTTCTTTGTCAAAGGACCAGCAGGTGAGAAGTGTGCAGCATGCAGGGACTTATATAAACGTGGACTTGCAATAAGCATTTGACGCTGTGGGCCGCCAGGTGCGCTTAAGTTAGCAATTGTAAATGCCTTCTTATCTTCAGGCTTGCTTCCAAGCTTTACGCACAACGGGTCGTTAGCACCAAGCGAAATAAATGAACGCTTACCGCTAGTGATTTGTGATAGGAAATGTTGCTTGTAGATAGCGAACGGGCCATCTTGGTCAAGGAACTTAATTACTTGGAACTCCCCGTCGTTGAACTTAAACTCAACTGGGTATCCGCCTACTGGAGCAGATGCTTTATCTGCTGCTTCCCAACCAGACAAAATGTTATTGCTTGTTGCCTGTGCTGGTCGTTCTGTGATTGCTGCGTTTGAGAACTCGTCGTGTTCAACGACGTAGCTGTCTGGGCTGTTTACTGCCATAGGTTTATCATCCTTTTATTTTAGTTTGTTTGATTTATTTAGTTTCGTCTGCTCGGATTTGATTCCAAGCCTCGGCAATCTCATTGCTGAGCTGTCGGTGTAAGGACCATTCTACACGTTTGGTATGTAGAAGTCCAGCCGAATGAAACAACGAAACTGTCCTCTCCACCATGGCCCTAGAGTAAAGTCTACGGCCTTGATGGTCTTCCCCGTTTTTGTTTTTCTTAGCGGGAAGTCTATAGGGTGAGGCTGGTAAGTAGCCCTCTTTTATCCAAGTTCGGATAGTGATAACTGGGCGCCCTAAGGCGTTTGCCATAGCGCCGATGGTAAATAGCTCTACCTCGTTACCATTAGGTAGTTTCTTTTTAATGGGCTTAGTATCCCAAGCGGCCTCTGGGTCTGCCTCTTTAATTACCTTTTCTTTGCGCTTGCGTTTACTGCCTGGGTAGTAAGTGTCAAGCTCTTCAAACAGTCTATCAATTTCGTCTGACATTACTTATCCAGTAAAAACGCATAACTAATTTTAGAAGGGAACATTAAATCAATATCTTCTTCTGTTAAATAGTTTTCATAAAAAGCAGCCATAATGGCACCCTCGTCAATTACAGGCACCATTTTAATGCAGGTATCTTTGATGCCCTTTTTAGTAAGTATCTCTTCAGCCACATCCATATTAAGTGACTTAGACACTCTGCGTTGACGTGTAAGTGTAACTTCGCCAACAGTTTCGTCTGCAACGCTAAGTACTCGGTGACCTCGGTCATCAGCTTCAACAGCGTCTACAACTTCAATAAGACGTTGTTTAATTTCAGTTTGACGTTTTGTTATTAAATCAAGTTGATCTTTAAGTGCTAGGTACTGACGAATATTGTCTTTAAGCTCTTTGTTTTCCATAACATCCCCTTTGTATTTGCGCCCAACAGTAATCGTTGGGTAAGGGCATGTCAACTTATAGAAGCCTCATGTACATACGTTTCTAGTGCTTTAATAATAATGCTAGTGACGGTGACGTTTTCTCTCTTTGCTTTGCGTTGTACAGAAAGCCAAAGGTCGTCAGGTACTCTAATAGTACGAGTAGGCGTCTTAGGTGCGTTAGGCATCCTACAATTATACGATAGTAGCCTCTAAGAACTGCTTTAAACTGCCCGTAGTCATAGCAATTCCTCCGTCTTCATCTATGCCTTCACCATCAATAATGGCGTTAGCAATAGCTGTTTTCTGCTGTAAAGCCTCATGCTGGCGCTCTTCAATAGACCCAGCAATTAATAGGTCTTGAATGACTATTGATGGCCATGTAGATGATGCTCTTTGGATTCGCCCGTTACGCTGGATAGCCGAACCTGATGACCATGGCAAGTCGTAGTTGACGAGGAGATTAGCTGCCGGTAAATCCACACCGTAACCGCCAGCATCTGAAGAAATAAGGACCCTAATATTAGGGTCAGTGTTAAAAGCAATCTTGTTCTCCTCTTTAGACTTAGCGTTAAGCTTGCCTGAGTAGAGGCGACATTGGTCAGGGCCAAGCGCTTCTGCAATCATATCAAGCATATCAACGTAAGTAGCAAAAATAACGACTTTGTTGGCGTCGTTTTGGTCAAGGAAATCTTTAACGTATTGAACAAGATAGTCAAGCTTAGGGGAGTTAGTAACCCCTTCTAAAGCGCCAGCATCAACTAGGCTTGCAGCATATGCAGACCCTTCGTCACCTATAGATGCAAACTTAATAGCGCTGGTGCGTAGTAAGTCTGGGTGAGAACAGAGCATCTTTAATGCCCCAATCTTAGACATAATCTTTCCGCGCATCTCGTCTTCAGGCCCTCCACGTTGAGAGGTGTACCCATAATGAGATAGGACGTTAAAAGAAGAGCCAAACAAAGACACAGCCTCATCTAAATCAAACAACAAGTCTTCAGTAATTTTGGTGTACAGCTTTGAGCTTTTTCTATCAAAAGTTATTTTTACTGGCTCTTTGTGAATTGAGTCAGGAAGGTAGGGGGCAACGTCAGGGTCTTTTTGAGCTTTACGTACAGACGCTTCTTTCATCTTTGTATGAAGAGTAGAAAGGTTTCGGTAATAGTTAACACCGCCCCAGTCATTTCTAACAATAAAAGCAGAATCAAATATGTCAAAACGCCCAAGAACTTCGGCATCTACAAATTGCATAATAGAGTAAAGCTCTTCAGGCTTACCATTTTCAATTGGAGTGCCTGTTAATGCAAACCTAAAAGGCGAGTTTACTAACTTCTTTACTGCTTTAGATCGTTTTGATTTAAACGATTTGATGGCGGTTGCTTCGTCAAGGACAACGAAGCCACGTGGGAGCTGTCGTACTTTGTCCCAGTCGTTAACAACTTGCTCGTAGTTAAGGATAATGTAATCAACCTTTGTATTGCGCCAGTCGAATGCTTTCTCGTACTGCTCGGCGCGTTTCTTTGGCGTGCCGTCAATGACCAAAGCTTTTGAAGTTCCATTTGTAAATTTCTCAATCTGGTTTGCCCACTGGTATTTCAGAGAGGATAAACAGATTATAAGGCCTGGCTCCTTAATTCGTGACTCATCCATCAAACGCTCTAAGGCTGCAATGGTTAAAACGGTTTTACCAAGCCCAAGGTCGTAGGCAACTAACATGCGAGCACGTTCGCACATCCTGTCTACGGCCTCGGGTTGATAAGGCAAAAGGGTACCTGTAAAAGTCATTTGTCTCTAATCTAACAGTTTACGAATCTGTTTAATTAAATTGGGCATATCGCTGTTGTTTGTGATAACCCCGTCAAAACCCCAGTCATCTAAATCAACCTCTGAAATGTGGTCGTTAGCTGGCCCTACGTTAATACGATTAATTCTCCACACCTGACCACCAAGGTCTTTAATACGGGCAGCTTCATTTTTAAATCTAACATCTGTGACAACAACCTTGTCATCATACTCAAAACCGTCAAGTGCAGCGTTAATCCAAACATTATCGTCTAATAGCTGCCTGCCGCCTACGCCTAAGTCTTGAAGAAGTCGACGAACCTCAGGGTGTTGTGTCTTTGCTTCTTCCCAGCCTTTAACTTCAATAATGTCTTGTAATCTAAATACCATATCCTCATGAACAATTAGCGGGTCCATAGCAAAAAGGAGTTCGCGAATCTTGTCAGCAAAAGCCACACGTTTGTATCCGTGGATACCCATAAGCATTCCAGCAACAGTATCTTTACCTGACCGTGCGTACCCGCTTAAACCAATAATCATACTGATACTCCTCGCAATTGATGACGTGCGGTGGATAAACCAGTCAAAACCTCTGACCTGCTCATGCCCCCAACATCTTTTAAGTCAATACCGCTGTAGTTGAAGAACCAGCACTCTACACCCATCTGCTTACACATTTCCAGTAGAGATTGAGACGATGCTTTTCCAGCGTCATCATTGTCCATAGCAAAAATAATCCTATCGGCGCCACGTATAAGGTTGAATTGGGCAGCAGACACTATGGCTCCATAAGTCGCAACACCACCATCAATACCGATAGAACTAAGACGAACAACGTCAAGTGGAGACTCAACAACAATCATGTCCCCGCCCTTGTAATGCTCGTACCCAAATAAACTTCCACTTTTCTTTACCTTTACAGGTTTATTATTAAAATAGCGACTAGAGAAGCCCTTCTCTTGCCATCCTAATAAAGAGCCAGTCGCCGCGTCTCTAATAGGAATAATCCAATTACCAGCACGCTCATCCCATAAAAGCCCATAGTAACGCGCCGCGTTACTAGTTAACCCGCGAACCTCAAGCGCATGGTCTGGGACCTGCGTGTAAGCAGACAGCATAGACTCGGTAACAACTGTTACGTCTTCAATAGGTTTGCGTTTTATTGCGTTAGTTAAACGACTAAAGCGAGCAGTAAGACTAGCGGCAGAGCCCAACCAATCTCCAACCTTTGCGTACTCAATGTCCTGTATGTAACTTACTAATGAGTAGACGTTACCCTTCCAACCGCAGGAAAAACAAATAAAAGCTCCTGAGTCAGCGTTAATCCACCAAGATGGGTTGTGGTCTACGTGGCCTGTGCGCTTTTCGTGTGCAGCGCAATAACCGTTAATCTCGTATCCGCGTGTATCTATTACCTCAATACCAAGACGAGCTAACGTATCTGTCATCTCTTCTATGGTCATAGGTCTTCGTCGCTTATCTCACGGAAGTGCCCTGTGTTCCAATCCCACATCAAAGATACTTCGCTTAGGCCACCATTACGACTAGCCACAACGCGAAGCAAACGAGTGTCATCAACGTTTTCGTCTTCCCGCTGTAAACCAAAGATAACATCTGCGTCTTGATGGAATGAAGATGAGTAACCAATAGAGTCAGCAGTTACCTGGCCCTTCTTCATCTTCCAAGTAAGAGCCTGAGTAGAAATAACAATTGGCTTATTAATCTTCTGCGCCAAACGCTTCAATGAACGGGTGATGTTAGTAATAGCCTGAGGAGTGTTTGACTCGCCAGTCTGCTCATCAATCATTAAGTAAGTACCATCAATAAATACAATGTCTGGATTCTTGCTCTGCACTTTGCTAGCAACAGCTCCTACAGTCTGCCCTCCTGAAGAGTCAACGAACCAAAAGCGATCACGCATATTCTCAATGCCCTCAACTACCTTAAAATAACGAGTCTCCTCATCTCCAGCCAAAGTTCCTGTCATAAGTCGTCGGTGAGAAATGCGAGCTCGCATTGCGTAGTAACGAGACTTTTGCTCTGCGTTGCTCATCTCAAAAGACATGAACATAGGAACCTTGCCGTTTAAGTGAGCGTTTAAAGCAATCTGTAAAGCTAGTGTTGACTTACCAGTCTTTGGAGGAGCCACAATAACAATTAGCTGACCTGGCTGTAGTCCAGAGGTTGCCTCGTCCATAGTAGGAAACCCTGTAGCCATACCTAGTAAACCTGGATTTGCTTTACGGAACTCGTACTCT